GCAAGGAATTCTGCGGGATCGGCAAGCGGGTGCTGGTGCGGTGCAATCGTTTCAAGGAATCGCGCTGATCGCGTGTGGAGAGGTACACCATGAGCAAGCCAGCCAAAAAGGCAGTAGCAGCAAAGAAGCCTAAAGCCACAAAAGAGACTAAACCTCTCACGGCAGCGCAAAAGCTGGACTTAGTTGGCGAGGCTGTATTGTTTGAGCAAGTGGCAGATGGTGAATACTACCAAGACATTGCTCAAGAACATGGGGTATCAAGACATGCGCTGATGAATTGGCTTGGGAGCCACGAGGACATATACGCGGGCGCGCGCGAGGCCAGGGCGGACAAATTGGCCGAGGACATCATCACGATTGCTGATGACACCAGCCGTGACACATACATTGACGAGAATGGCAAAGAGCGCACGGATAGCGAGGTTGTAGCCCGATCTAGGTTGCGCGTAGACTCCCGTAAGTGGCTGGCAAGCAAGATGTTACCGAAGAAATACGGTGACAAGACCACGATTGCCGGGGATGCGGATAACCCACTGTCCATCCTGATAATGGACCAGATAGCTGCCAATCCACAAAGCAGAATCAAGGTCAAATAATTGACCGTTGTAGCACGGTGAGGCAACCTAACAAAAGCACCAATAATCAATTAGTTACAAAATATGACGGCAGCCCGCAAACCCATTGAAGTTATTGACTGTTTGGGTGATTGGCGCTGGCGGCTGGCCAACCTATACTGGATAATTGACGAATCTGGCAAGAAGATCAGGTTTGACCCGAATGCAGAGCAGCTGGATTTGCTGCGAAATCTGCACTCCATGAATCTGATTCTGAAGGCCAGGCAGTTGGGATTCACAACCCTTATCGACATCCTTGGGTTGGACCAGGCGATATTCACGCCGAACTTCAGTGCTGCCATCATCGCGCACGGATTGGCTGAGGCCGGTAAGATATTTAGGAATAAGGTCAAATTCCCATGGGAGAACCTGCCAGCAGCAGTTAGATCGCTTAACCCAACAGTGAACGATTCCGCAAGCGAGTTGGTATTCCAGAATGGATCCTCAATCTATGTAGGCACGTCTGGCCGGTCAGGCACATTGCAATTTCTACACATATCCGAGTATGGCAAGATTTGCCGGCGGTTCCCGGATAAGGCAAATGAGATCAAGACTGGCTCATTGCCAGCCGTGCATGATGGTGGGCTGACTTTTGTGGAATCGACCGCTGAGGGCACCGGCGGGGATTTCTACGAAATGGTCAAGCAAGCACAGAAAATGGGGATACGGAAGCCGAACAAAATGGAATTCAAATTACACTTCTATCCATGGTGGAAAAAGGAAAGCTACCGAATCAATCCAGAAGGCGTGGATATTGAACCAGAGTTGATCGACTACTTCAACGAACTGGAAGAGCAGGGAATTGTTCTCGATGATGCCCAGGTTGCATGGTATGCCATCAAGAATCGCTTGTTTAAGGGCGACATGAAGCAGGAATACCCAAGCACCGTCGATGAGGCATTCAGTGGTGCCATGGAAGAGCGGTACTTTAGCGAGCAGATGGCTGCGGCGCGGCGCGGTGGCAGAATAAAGAACTTTCCTATTCTGGAAAGCGCGAGAGTCAATCTGTATTTCGACCTCGGACGGGATACAACGGCCATATGGTTCCACCAGTACGCTGCGCTGGAACACCGATTTATTGATTATTTTGAAGATACCGGGAAGACGCTTGGCTATTATGCCAAGGAAATCCAGGCAAAGGGATATCTGATTGGGAATATCTACCTGCCGCATGATGGCGGAGATAAGTCGGTGGTTACAGATCACACAGCCGAGACAGAGATCAAGCGATTGCTCCCTGGCATTAAAGTCAGGATTGTCCCTCGAACACCCCAAGTCATGATGGCGATCAATGCCGGGCGGAACAAAATCGGTGAGTGTTATTTCCACGAAACGAATTGTGGGCAAGGCATCAACTGTTTGGAGAATTTCAGGAAGAAGTGGAACGAAACGCTTGGTAACTGGAGCGATGAGCCGGTTCATGATTGGGCCAGTCATGGGTCAAGCGCGTTTCTCCAGATGGCGCAAGGATGGGAGAAGTCTCACGAAAGCGCGGAAGAGCCTTACGTGCCCAATATACTCCGCCCCGCGCCTCACGTAAGGGGGCTAGGCTTATGACCACAAATCCAATGGGTTTGCGAGTACGTTAGTGGTTTACTTATATTGGCTACTGGCGTGGCTTTCGTCTCGACTCGCCGCCCTAGCCGATACCGTCAAAAACATCACAGCCGCCATTGAGCGGCTTTTTTAATTTCAAGGAGAGCACGATGTCAGAAGGAAAATTAGCGCGCGATCTGACTGGACAAATGATCCAGGCAGTGGAATTGCCGATAACTGGCAAAACGACCAATATTTCATCGGCGGTGGGCAATTCAGCATCAGCAACACTTGAAGCTGGCCTGTATCGCATCACGACGACAATCGATGCGAGAATCTGCGCCGGTACAACAGCAGCAGCCACGGACATGCCGATTACGATAGGATCGGTTGAGTATTTATACATCAACGGCACAGCACTTGCGACGTACTGCGCGGCAACCGGCGGCACCATCTCGGTCACGAAGGTCTGACATGTTTGGCGTGGGAAAGCTTGGCAATCTTGGTCGTACTGGTGGGGTGGGAGCAGTGGCTGGCGCTCTTCAAAGTGCTAATTTCATTCTGCCGCTGAAAGAAGCTGGGATAATTCCGCTACGCGCCCCCGCAGGCGTAGTCCCCACCTATACCCGCGCAACTACTGAGATGTGTCCTGACTTTGAGGATGTCCCCGGAGTAAAGACAAAGTGGAACTTACTGGCTGCTGGTGAGGTTGGGATATGGGGGGCGAGGCGGGTTAGAAATGTTGCCAGATATACTGAGGATATTACAACAACCAACTACTCTGTTATCAATGCGACAAAAGTTGGAACAGCAATAACCAGCAACGGGAAAACCTTAAAATTACTAACGTCAAGTAATTTTTATGGAGCGCTATATTCAAACTTTAATGGGTTAGGGCAAACCCCTTTTGTTATTGGCAGACGATATCTTGTTTCCTGTTATGTTATTTCTGATCGAGAACAATTTGTTTGGATGAGGGACTTAGTAAATTCATCGTCTAATGGGCATGGGGCTAAACTAATAGGAACAACTCCGAGACGTATTTGGATTCTGGGTCAGGCTACGTCAACCTCACTAATAACATGGGTTACAACACCAACTACTGCGCTTGGTGGAGAATCCGGTTTATCGCCTAAATGGATAGTACAAAATACAACCGAGTCTGGGGCAATGAATGTTTATATTGGAGGCTTTCAAATAAATGAAGTTTCTCAAACGTACAAAGACGGCATTGCCTTAATTGGTGATAGCACAATGGCTGGAGCTAGTGCATCAATAGATTGGGCTGATCTTGGAGCAAGAGAAGTTTCAACGTGGTTTGGGGCATTACTCAGTGTAAACGTATTCAATCGAGCGCTTGCTGGTAATCAGTTAAGTGATATGGATACTCGCTGGGCGGCGGACATAACACCTCTTGCAGTTAATTGCAAATATGTTGTTATACAGGGTGGCGTAAACGACATACCAAATGGTAGAACTTTGGGGCAGATGCAGACAAGTATCAATAGTATGGCTGCGAAAGCAGCAACTGATGGTATGACGGCAATTTATTTTAACATCACACCATCTACCAGTATTGCCGCCAACCAAACCTACGAAACGCTACGCCTGACATTTAATGCGTGGCTTGCTGCTACTTATCCAAACACACTAGATATCGCTACTATTGTTGCTGATCCGTCGCAGCCATCGAGACTGAACCAAACAGCAGGTTGGGTTGGTGACGGGATTCATTACGGATCACTGGCAAAAAGAGCCATTGGGGAATATGTTAGCGTTTGGTCAGGATGGGATTTTATTTGCCCAGAGGATTATGTTAGCGTCGATACAATAGCGACTCCATTTCACGGCTTCGGTATAGATGGAGTTAAGAATTTTTGGACTACAAATGTAAACATACCAACACAAAAATCAGTTGGTGAGCCTATTGGCACTCCTATCACCGCCAAAGGTTACTGGCCTTGGCCTGCTGCCACGCAGCTCGTCACTCCTACCGCAGATATTCGCGACATGACTGGAGCTGGATGGGTAAAGGTCACGATGACTACTGCCTACACATCGGTAGGTATTGATGGAGCAGCGAACAGTGCGACACGCTGTACTGCATCAGGTGCTAACTCAACCATCTTAAAGACTTTGACTGCTGCTGCATCGAGCCGGACATACTCGACATTCATCCGTAGAGTGACAGGTACTGGAACTATTCTGCTTAAACAAGGGGCAACAACTGTTGACATTACCAGTCTGCTCAACACGGTCAGCTACACCAGAGTTGAATTGAACGCCAGCGTCCTTGATGTTGCTTACGGGATTCAGATAAATACATCAGGTGATGCGATTGATGTTGACTTCAACATGTTCGAGGCTGGCTCAGTAGCCACTCCTCCGATTGAAACGGCTGGCGCTACGCGGAATGCGGATGTAGACTCATATCAAACAACAGGTATGAGTGTGTCGGCTGGCACAATTTATCTCGAATACACGCCACTGACTGTAACATCTGCAAATCGTTATCTGTGGGGATCGTACACAGATGCGAGCAACGCGCTACAGATATTCCATGATGGTACTAATTTCACAGCTCGGAAACGCATTGCCGCAGCGAATAACGATGCTGTAAAAGCGACAGCTCTTGCTGCGCTGACAAGATACAAGATTGCTATCAGATGGGGATCGACAGGAACAGACATATTTGTCAATGGAGTGAAGGGAACAAATAGTGCAAACACTACAAATGCAGTCATCGCAGCAACCATGCAAATAGGTGCGGATGGCAATAGCGCAAATCAGGCTGATGGCGGGATTGCTAACGATATGCGATGGGATAGAATGCTGACTGACGCAGTTTTATTGAGTTTGACAACATAATGTTCCACTACTACAAAACCCCCACAGAAGAACGCGCATGGCAGGATGGCGAGGATGTCACTGTCCCGGCTGATGCAACCTTCACTTGCGATTGGGATGGGCAAGGGCCGCTGTCTAACGTGGTTGGCGTGCCTCCTGCTGGCGGGATACCGTTTGCTGGATGGCCACAAGCATGAGTAAAACAACAGCTAAATATAAAGGTAAGAAAAATGCCATCCATCACAGTTAAAATTGAAAAAGACGAGCAAGGACAATTCACGGTAGGCGTTGATACAGCAGATCAGGATGGTTCCGGCAATAGCGTGGAAGGGTTGATGCAGCCAGAAGGCGGTGATATGCAAGCTATGCCGGCCAACCAGCACACGATGCCAGGCGGGCAGATGATGAGTGAGGGCGCTGAAGATTCCGGCATGAATCCCGCGACCGATCTGGAGGATGCGCTGAACCAAGCACGATCCCTGTTGGCTGGGCCAGCAACCGAACAACAAGCATTCGCCGCAGCGTAACATGGACGAAATCAAGACATACGGCCCGTCCGGGGAGCAGGCGGATTCTGAAGATGTGCTCAAGGCCGCCAAAGTAGCGCGCCTGGATGCCCTTGGCACAAGTCTGGCCACCAAGCGACGGGAAGCTATCCAGTTCCGCAAGCAATCCGGTATCGAGGCTGAATGGGACGAATGCGAGGATGCATACAATGGGGTCGATGAGGTATCCAAGGCCGCGCTGACCAACCAAAGGTCAAGGGACTGGGGGCAGGCACTAGACCAACAGGACAATGACAACCGCTCAACAGTCGTTCTGAACATCACCAAACCGTATGTCAATGCGTTTGCCAGCAAGATCATCGACATGCGCCTTTCCCTGACGGGCAGGGCATGGGCATTCAGGCCGACGCCAATTCCAGAGTTAGAGGTCATGGCCAAGCAAAGCAACATCGGCTTGGTTAAGGATGGGCAGCCGGTTATGGTGGTCGAGGACGGACAACAGCGCCAAGCCACCAATGCAGACTTGGCCGCGCGCGATCAGGAGAAGGCTACCAAGAAGGCAGAGAAGGCACAGAAGCAGGTCGATGACTGGATGGTTGAATCTCACTGGGAAGCCGAAGCTAGGCAAGCGATTGACGATATGTCGCGCATCGGGACCGGCGTGCTGAAAGGACCGTTTCCGCAGCGGTTCACCTACCGGAAGTACGTGAATGGCAAGCTTGAAACGATCACAAAGATCAAGCCAACCTCGAAGCGTATCAGTTGCCGCAATCTGTTTCCAGATCCAGCCTGCGGCGAGAACATCCACAACGGGGATTATGTCTGGGACTGGGACGGTATCACCACGAAGCGGCTGAAAGACCTGAAAAAGCTGAAGGATAAGCAAGGACAGCCGATTTACATTGCCAGCCAGATCGATGCTGTACTCGAAGAGGGGCCAAGAGCACCGGATGTAGTGTATGACCAAGCCAAACCAGTTGATCCGGCGCAGAAGTCCAAGCCGTTTCAAATCTGGTACTACTACGGCACGCTCAACAAGGACGACATCGAAGCTGCGGGATGCACCTGCGACGAAGGGCAGGATGATTACCAGGTGATCGTGGCGATGGTCAACGACCATGTGATCAGGGCAAGCATCGCCCCGCTGGATAATGGCAAGTTCCCGTTCGACGTGGCTCCGTGTTCTCGCAGGGAAGGGCACTGGGCCGGAGTCGGGATCGGTAAGGACTTGGACGTACCGCAGAAGATGGTGACTGGTGCGAACCGCTCCATGCTGGAAAATGCCGGGCTGAGTGCCAAGCCGATCATTGCGCTCATGCAAGGACTGCTGGTGCCAGCCGACGGCAACAATGTGCTGTATGGCGGAAAGGTATTCATCATCCCGAAAGGCACCGATATTGCCGATGCCAAAAATGCCATCTACAATTTCCAGATCGAAAGCCGCCAGCAGGAAAACATGAACATCATTCAGTTTGCGCTGAAGATGGCCGAGAACGTGACCGGGTTGCCGATGATCCTGCAAGGCCAGCAAGGCCAGGCACCTGACTTGGTGGGAGTAGTTGAAATCCTCGACAAGAACGCCTCGACCGTGGCAAACCGCGTGGCGAAGATGTACGATGATAACCTGTTGGAGCCGCATGTCGGCGGGTATTACGATTGGCTGATGCAGCACAGCGAAGACGAGGAAATGAAGGGCGACTACACCATCGACGTGCTGCCGCCGCCTGACCTGGTTGCCGACAAGAATGCGCTACTGGAAATGACCAAGCTCTCGATGGATCCACGCTCCAGGGTTGACCCGGTAAAGCAATACGCAGAGTTTGCCAAATCTAACCGGTTCGACCCGGCGCGGTTGCAGTATTCCGAAGAGGAATGGGCGAAGATCGAGAAGCAACAGAAGCCAAAGGCTCCGGCTGTTGAGGTCGCCGAGATCAGGGTAATGGCTGATGCTAAGATCGAACAGGCCAGACAGGCATTTGAAGCCAAGGAAAATGAACTCGATCGTCAGAACAAACTTGCTGTATCCGTGATCGATGAGCGTCTTAAATCGACGGAATTGACCAGTAATGAGCGTGAAACGCTGGCCAAAATCAAGTCTGAACTGGCGCAGACCAGCGCCAAGATCGCGCTGCAAAAAGACTTGGCACTTGCGGACCACAAAATGACGCTGCATACTAGCAGCGAAGCATTGAAGCCGCCGGTAGAGCCAGCCGGTAAAGCAGCACCAGGTAAGGCATTTGTGGCGTAGAATGTGATTTTCGAGGGGCATAAAATGAACCGCAGAGCATTTATGAAGTTCCTGGCGCTGATCGGGATTGTGGCATTGCCCGGCGTAGCGGCAACATCGCAAGCAAAAAGCACAGTGCCGGCAGAGGTGTGGAAACCTGAAGGTGAGGCATTCCGCCACAAGGGCTGCAAAACCGAGATATTCAGGTACATGGGAATGGTGCCATTGAGTTCTAAGCTGATAATGCGATCAAGCGAATGGTTGGTGTTTGGTAAGCCGGTTGAGCCATTCAGTTCAGCGATTGTAAGATGCCCTGATTGCGGATAAAATGTCGCACCAATGCGCACCCACCTTGAAGAACTTGAGGTGATTAGTGAAATAAGGAGTCAACAATGACAAAAAGTGAAATGCTCGCAAGCGCACGCCAAGCGCTGGAATTCAATCAGGGTTCAATGGTGATCCCGCTCAAGCATGTGGAGAAGTTCCTTGAAGCACAAGAGATTGAGATGGTGGAGATTAACGGTGGACTGAGAAAGAATATCGCCAAACTTGAAAAGCTGACCATGTGCTTACCATGAACACCAGCAGACTTTCACCTGTTGGCGCAAGGTGTAAATTCCAGAGACTCCCACAAAACTGTCATAAGCCGAGGTATGGGTTTTCACTTTTACTGTACAAAATGTCAGAAACCGGTGGGTATGTAGCAGAAACAAAGCGCATAGATATGGGGTATGGAACTGGTGAAAGCGTTGGCATTTATGATAATGTGTTCAAGGGAAGACCGCGTATTTCCAATGCGTTCAGGAAACAAACTGGAACGGTGTGGAGAAATCAGCTTGGAAGATTCGTTGTAGGGCGGCATATATCCATGCGCCAAAAACCAAGGATACGAACATGAACACCAAACAAGCAGTGCTGGTAGTATTCGAGTCTCCAAACGGGAGAGACAATTGGGTGCCGATTACCGCGTCTGAATGCCCTGAGTGGGTCAAACATCCAGACATCATAGGGAAACTCGTAGCCGGCCAGCAATGTATGGATGCCGCGCAAGGCGACAAGGGCAGCAAGTGGTACAAAGCATCGCGTGTCGTATCCGCCGAAGAGAAGCGTGCAGAAGCCAAGCGCCAGCGCAAAGACTCTGCGCGGAGAGCATCGCAGATAGTCAGCGAAGCAACGCAAAACGCCAAGAGGTTGACGCACTGATGAATGATGCAGTCCCATCGCGTTGGTTTGCTTTGCCACCATATCATGTGGAAAGTTTCCCAAGCCATAACGAGCATGGATGGCATTGCGTTTGCAACAAAAATGGTTTCAACTGTCTGACATTCCCAGACAGTCCAGGAGCTAAATTTACTACGCTCGAACATGCAACCAAAATCGCCGAGCGTTGGAATGGGAATGCACCATGATCCTTGACCTTAACGACCGGCAAAGCCCTGCTTGGGTAAAGCTGAAAGTGCATCTGCTTGAAAGATTGCAAGACCATCGGGTTAAGAACGATGGCAACTTGACCGAGGCCGAGACTGCCAAGCTCAGGGGGCGCATCGCTGAGGATTTGTATATTTTGTCGCTTGGCGAAGAAAAGACGGTCATCAAACATTTTTCTGAACCAGCACTAGGAACACCAAAGTATTGAAGTAACGCATTGCACGGCTCTGGGAAACCAGACCCGCATAACCGGCTGGCGAGCAATCCCCAGTCAAATGACCCGCCTTGAGCGGGTTTTGTTTTTGGAGAACGAAAATGCCTGATGATCAAATCGTAGTTGAGCAAACCCCGGAACAAGTACAGCAAGAACAGCAAGCTGCCGAAGCTGCTTTTGCCATTGCAGCAGAAGATGCGCCCGTCAAGGCCGCCCCTGAAGTTGCCGAGTTAAAAGCAGGTGACACAGACGAATCAAATGCCGATCAAAACAAGGACGACAAAGCGGAACCAGGCAAGGAAGTAGTTGATCCGTGGAAGGATGTACCGCCTGTCGTGCGGGAAACGCTGGAAGGCATCAACGGGAAGCTCGGGAGTTTCGACAAGCTCGGCAACGACATGAAGGCAGGTATAGGCCGGATCGCAGCGATGCAAAGCGAACTAGCCGCCGCAAAAGCCGCATCAGCCAAGGTGGACAACGCACCGACGCAAGCACAGATCGACGCTGCCGCCGCATCCCCTGAAAAGTGGGACAAGCTCAAAGAGTTATTCAAGGATTGGTCGGACGAATTCAGTGCGACCGATGCGATCGACGAACGGATTACCGGAAGGCTCGCCGCTGAACGCGCCGAAACGCTGAAGGCAATTCCGAAGGTAGACGTTGAAGAAATCACAAAGGGTGTGCGAGAGCTTGCGCGCATCGACATGAAACACCCGTCATGGGAAGAAGACATTTATGTACCAAAGGAACAAGGTGGTGGTTTTACACCGGCCTTTGCTGCATGGAGAAATACCCAACCGCCAGAAATCCAGGCGCTTGGTGGATCAAGCCTGGCACGCGATGCAATCAAGATGCTCGACCTGTATTACGACCATCAGAAAAAAGTCGCCGAGCAGGAAAAGAAACAACAGCGGCTGGAGGCGGCTATCCCTGCAAAGGGCACGCCAGGCCAGCGACAACCAACCCAGTCCGAACTGGATGCGGCAGAAGCTGCATTCGCATCGGCATAATTTTTTAGGAGATCATCATGCCTGGAGTTACCTACAATAGTCCTGGCCAAAGACGCGGTACGATCTTAGGCCAGATCATGAAACACGCTATTCACACGGCAACGCTGGAAATTTCCGGCGAAGTGTGGAAACAGCCGCTGCACATGGGCGACACCGTTATTTTCCGGCAAGTCGTTCCGTTCGGCGCAACGGCTGCGGCACCCAATGTCTTTTCAACCACTGCGGCTGCTCATCTGATCCAGGAAGGGCAGACACCAGATGCTGATACCTTGAGCGTGTTGGACACCACCGTTCAAGTGCAAAAGTACGGCTGTCTGTACACCTACACAGAGCGTCAGGCAAATTTGGGTGAAGATCCCATGCCGGACTGGATGACCGAACAGGTCGGCGAACGTCTGGGGCTGATCCGCGAGTTGGTTTATGGCGGAGCCATGCAGGGTTGTACCAACCGCTTCTATGCTGGCGGCACGACACGGGCAACGGTTGACGAAGTGTTGAGCCTTAACCTGCTCGACAAGATCACCCGCAGCCTGCGCGGCAATCATGCGACTTTTGTGCGCCAAACCATGAAATCAAGCCAGTTGTTCGGCTCTGTTTCGTTGCAACCCGCCTTTCTGAATTTTACCCACACCGATGCGCAGCGTGACATCGAAGCAATTGCTGGGTACAAGCCAGTCAGCGACTACGGCGCGGCAACGCTAGTGCATGAAATGGAATTGGGAGCGGTCGGATCGCACAGGTTCATCCTGTCACCGGACATTCCAAAGTTCATAGATGCAGCCACTGGTGCATCCCTGAACGGACTGAAAACAACCGGGCTGACCTATGCCGACGTTTATCAGTTGTTCACTGTTGCCAAGGACGCTTGGGGCCATACCGCATTCCGCGGTCTGGATGCTGTCGATTTCAACCACATTCCTTGGAACAAGAAGGAAAAGGTTGATCCGACTGGCGAGCGCGGCTATGTGTCGGGCACCTTCTACGACGCAGCGGTGGTAACTAATCATGGATGGGGCAGTGTTACCGAGTTTGGTGTAACTAACCTTTAATTCAATGAGTTAGCGCACGGTACAAAATAAGACGCGCGCTAGCTCTGCGAATCAGTAATCAATCTTTCTTCAAGGAGAATCATCATGGAACAAAATGTATTAGCCGGTGCAACTTTTTGCACTACGGTCAGTTTGTTGACTGCCACGGGAGCAGAGACGGTGCATGACACGACCGTCTTGCTCAATTACGCCATCAACGGCAAGGGATACACCAAGAGCGGCACCAATGCCGACCAAGCCACACCAACTACTGATTATAACACCGGGTTAGCATTCCCTGTGCTGGTGGGCGGTGCAAGCGTAGCAGGTGCATATGGCCAAGGTTGTCAGGTGGTATGGGCATATACCTCGACTGGTGCAGTCAAGTGCATGATGGGGCCGCGTCAAGCATTGGATAGTGCTGGCAACTTCATCGTTACCCCGCAATATCCAAATGTGCCAAAGGATGTTTGCCCGTTTGCTATCCAAACCCTGAAGGCTGGGGCTACGGCAGCGGTCAATATCTCATTCGGCACAAGCAACTGGAATGCGACCGGCTTCACCAACGCTATCGACGATATTTTTGTTTTGCCAAGTCGTCCTCAAGTATCGGCCTAACCGTATTGAGTAACATCACCAAGCCCGCCACCCGGCGGGTTTTTTCATTCACAGGAGAACAAAATGCCCAGAATCAAAAAATCAGAAGTCGCAGCGGCCATGCAGCCGTCCCGCAGCCCATCACAGTTGGCAAACGATGCACGTCTGAGCGCCAGAAAAGGCACGAAGAAAGCCAAGCCGCTCGCCAGTCCAGATTTCCATGTCAAGAAAAACCTGAGCGGACCGGATGACGTTGGCCAGCCAGAACATAAGATCGAAATCTCAACCTCCGGC